AAGTTACCTTTGGAACGGCTACATTCAAGACTTCCGCATCACTAAGGGTTTAGCTCGCTACACCGCAAACTTCACGCCACCATCAGCACCACTTGAAGGCTAATCAATGCTAGGCTTTAGTCCTCTTGCATCAGCACCACTATCAGACGATGGGATTGTAGTAGTCTCATCGTCTATTAGTTTGTCTGGTGTAGCAAGTCAAGTAATACATAACGATGTAGTAGGCGTTAATAGCTCTACTAAGCCTATCTCAAATGTCTCCTCTCAGGTTACACAAGGATCTCTTTCTACTACAGTAGATATAACGTTATCTTCTACATCTACCACAGGTCAACTGGGTACGATAAATAGAGTAGTAGGAGTTTCAACTACATTAGACTCTGTATCTACTGCAAGTCAATTAGGCACTATTACAGGATCTACAAGTTCTAACAAAGCTGTTACGTCTGTATCTGCAACTGGGTCAGTAAACGATCCTAGTGCGTCTACAAGCTCTAGCAAATCTGTTACATCTGTATCTGCTACAGGTCAAGTAAGAACTCCACAGATAGGCCCATCAGAGCATCTTGTAGCTGTATCAGTAACTGGTAACGTTACTAGCCCTTCTCTTGTTGTATCTTCTAGTGTAGAGATTAATCAGGTTACTTCTACTTCTCAAGTAGGTTCTCTTGTAGGTACAACTGATGAGATAGGTGAACTAACCTCTGTTTCATCTGCAGTAAGTGCTTCTTCTGTCCAGACTTCTGCAGAATCCTCAGAAACGCTTTCCTCTTTAAGCTCAAGCTTATCAGCATCAGACTTATCTTTAGTCACATCTTCAAATGAGAGCTTAGTAAACGTTTCTAGCTCTACTACTGTAAATAGCTTAGTTACGCTTGTTGAAACTACCTTATCAGGAGTGTCATCTTCTGTTGATGTTAACGATTTACCGTTTGTAGGCGTACCTGTTAACACAACGGTTAATTTAGGTGACTCTCTAACGCCTAATCTATATTACTCTGGAGACACTTCTGGTGGAGTTAATTATACAAGCTCTACACAGTATCAGAGTTCTTCTATTGGAGTCGAACTTTATTTTAAAATAGATTCTAACTATACTACTGGTACAACTTGGATATTTGATTCTAGTGGATATAAGTCAGGTTGGACTAATCAAAGAATCTATGCTTACCTAAATGGAAACTCTATTTCCTCTTCAGTTCAGTTAGGTAACCAGTTAGGTAGGACAGCAACTAGTGCGTTTACTATTAGCCCGTCTGGTGGTATATCTGTAGACACTTGGTACAGATTACACGTATATCAGAGTGGTCAGCGTCACTACATATACTTGTATGATAGCTCTAATAACCTTGTACACAGTCAAAATCAATTACTTACGATAAGCTATGGACCTTACACTTCAAGCTCCTATCAATTTTTCTTAGATGATTTTACTGTAGGTGGGAATATTTACGGAAATACTTTCCAAGGCTTAATAAATAACTTTAGCATAAACGCTCCTATAAATTTAGCTAGGAGTCTAGTTCTTTGGCAAAAAACTACCCCTACTTGGGCAGCTACTAACAATTTCACAAATGACGCAACCGCAGCTGATGTCCTTGTTTTTGATTCTCCCTTCAATTCAAATCATTTAGTCAGTACTAGTGTAGCAGCTAATAGTGTAACTGCTATCTTTAGTTCAAATGTTACAGCATTTCCTACAGGGGTTTCATCTTCTGCTCAAGTACAAGCTTTAGAAGAGACTTTAGTTAGCAGCAGTAAAACTCTTGACTCAACATCTAGCGTAGCAGCCTTAACATCTGTCACTCAGGTACACTCAAGTAATAAAACACTACCTTCTGCAGACTTTACATCTTCAGTAAACGATGTTGATAAGTCAGTATCTTCTTCTGTAATACTTGATACTACAAACTCTCAAGCCTCTGTAACAGATTTAATTTCTCTTACAACAGATGTTTTAACTGGTGTATCTTCAAGTGTAACCTTTAATAACCTATCAGTTAACCTATCTACTACTTTAACGACAGTCACCTCTACATCACAAGTCTCTGACTTAGTAGTTGACATTGATGAAATTATACCACCCTCACTGTCGGTATCTTCTCAAGTATCTGTAGGTCAAATTGTTGCTGGTGGTGGATCAACTTTAGATGATGTAAGCACTTCCACACAAGTTGGAAACTTATCTGGTAACTCTACAGACCTACTTCAAGGTGTAGGCTCTGAAGGCCAGACAGGTGACTTATCTACTATCAATGACTCTTCCGTTGAAGTTAACTCTGTAGCATCAGTTACAAGTATATCTAGTCAGGTTGGAACTAACCTAGTAGTAGATGTAACGGGTGTAGAAGCTGGCACAGCCGTTCAGTTTGGTGGAGTAGAATCACAGGAAGCTGTACTAAGAAGGCTTGAAAGTCCTTGTCAAGTAGGTACGCTAACTATAAACGTTAGTGTAACTTTGCCTTCTGCAAGCTCTGCTTTCAATGCTTCTGATGAAGTAAAGGGTGTAATAAACGCATCTGTACAACTAAGTACCTTACCGTTAGTTACTGTGGGTAGAGGTTCTATAACACTATCTACAGATGGGTTTAACTTTGAAGAGTTTAAGAATGCTTATGATAGAGCAAGAACTGTTTATATTTCGAGGGCTGCTTAATGCCAAGTACATCTGATGAAAGAACTGTTGTCATAGTAGAAGAACTTAGAACAGTATTCGTAGAAAAAGATGATACACCTTTTGATAGGTATATCTACATTACTAAGTAAAGGATCATAAAATGGCGTTTAGGTGGCCCAACAAAGACCCAGATGAAACACTTGACTATAGTGTTGATTGGTCACGTTTTCTAGGTGATAAAACAATATCAAGTGTAGCTTGGTTTCTTAGAGATGAGAACCGTGTTATGCAAGAGATTACGGCTGGGCAAACTCTGAATAATATAACTATTACGTCTACGACTAATACTGACACAGTTGCGACAATATATATTTCTGGTGGACTAAACAATGTTGACTACAAGTTTACCTGTCGTATAACTAACAACTTAGCTAATACTGTAGAGAGATCTATTAAAATAAGAATGCGGGAACAGTAATATGGCATACGACTTTTTAGGTATAGTTAACGACATAAACAGAAGGTCTAATGAGGTAGAGCTTACAACAGCTAACTTTGATACAGTTACTGGTTATTACTCTGCTATTAAGGACTCCGTTAACTCCTCAATTAACTTTATAAATCAACACGAATATGAGTGGCCTTTTAATCACTCTGAGGAAGAAGAGACACTTACAGCTAACATTGTTAGGTATTCCACTCCCGGGGATGCTAAGACTATTGATTGGGATAGCTTTAGAATAGCTAGAAGTGCTACACTAGGTAATGAAACAGTTAAATTAAAATTGATTTCATACGAAGAATATCTTGACAAATACGCAGATTACGAGTATAACTCTGAGTTAAAAGGTATGCCACGTTATGTGTTTCAAACACCTAGTAGAGAGTACGGATTAGTACCTGCTCCAGACAAAGCTTACACTATCTTTTATGAGTATTACAGACTACCTGTCGATTTAGTTAACTCTACTGATGTACCCTCTTTACCAGAGTACTTTAGACACGTTATTGTAGACGGTGCTATGTACTACTTGTTTATGTTTAAGGGTGATATGCAAGCAGCTAATGCCTTACAGCAAAAGTTTCTTATGGGTATTAAACATCTAAGAAGTACCTTTATAAATAGAACGAACTATGTAAGAGACACTAGAGTACATTACTAATGGCTATACAGTATCAAACATTTCCTATAGAATTTAAAGGGGGTCTTATTTCAAACCTAAGCCCTCTTCAACAGGGTGTAAATGCTGTAGGATCAGCCACTGTTTTAGAGAACTTTGAACCATCTACAAGTGGCGGGTATTCTAAAATAAAAGGTTTTGCTAAGTTTGATACTACAGTTTTACCGGGGTCAGGTGATGTTTTACTTACTAAGGTGTTAGGTCTTAACTTTGTTTTAGCGGCTAGGGCTGATGGTGGTGTTACTAAATACTACGAGAGTCAAGGAAGTGGGTGGACTTTAAGAGGAACCGCTGCTTCTTTAGGCCAAAGAGTTCGTTTTGTTGATGTTGTGTTAAGTGGTAAAAAGAAAACTATATTAGTGGATGGAGTTAACTTTCCAGCTATTTATAATGACACTGATGACACCTTTACTTTTTTGTCAGCCTCTAACTCTCCAGACATAGCTGCATCATCAGATGTAGAGTTTTTTAAAAATCACTTTTTCTTTGCTAGTGGTGCTAACCTTGTATTCAGCGCACCCTTTGATGAGACGGACTTTTCTGCAGCTAATGGTGCTGGTAGCCTATCTTTAGGGTCTGAAATAGAAGGATTAAAAGTATTTAGGGATCAGCTTATAATTTTTACTAAAAGTTCTATACATAAGCTCGTCGGTAATAGTATTTCAGATTTTAATTTATCTCCTATAACACTAGATATTGGTTGTACTGCAAAAGAGACTATTCAAGAGGTTGGTGGAGATATTATGTACCTATCCTCTGATGGTATTAGATTATTATCTGCTACTGATAGAATTGGTGATTTTGGTTTAGCTGTTGCATCTGCTCCTATTAAAAAAGATACAGAGTATTTTCTAAAGCTTGCCAATAGTTTTTCCTCTTTAGTTATAAGGGAAAAAGCTCAGTATAGAATATTTGGTTATAATGCATCTACTCCCTCAGATTTATCACCCGGATTACTCGCAACAAAGTTTTCCGCTCAAGGTGCAGACTCTATAGCTTGGGCTACATTAAGGGGAATGAAGGTAAACGTATCTGACAGTTTAATTACTGGAAACTCTGAAACTATTGTGTTTGGTAATGACTCAGGTTACGTTTATAAAATGGAGTTTGGATCTAATTTTGACTCTGAAAAAATAAGGTGTGTTTATGAGTCTCCTTATATGCCTATTCAAGATCCTCAAATAAGAAAAACTTTTTACAGAGTTACTACCTATTTAGAACCTACAGCTACACTTAGTCTAGATATAAACTTATCATACGATTTCGCTGGTCAAGGAAAAGGTACTACGATTGACCCCCCTACAAACACTCTTGTAAGTGCGGCGGGTGCAGTATCTTTATATGGCGCTCCGACTTCTATCTACAATACATCTACCTATGGAAGTTTTGCTGATAGGGTGTATGAAACATTTGCGCTAGGTAGCGGTAAGACGGTTTCCATTAGGTATGAAGATGACTCCACTAACCCAACGTTTAAATTAGACACTGCAGTGTTAGAATTTAGAACTAACGAAAGACAGTAAGGACAAACTAAAATGGCAGGATATACAAGACAAGATACTACAGGTCAGATAGCTAATGGTGAAGCTATTGATGCTGATGACATTAATGCTGAGTTTAATGCTGTTCAAACTGCTTTCACTGGTGCATCTGGTCATAATCACGATCCTAGTTTATCTGACTCAGGAGCGCCTATTGAAAAGGTTGGCCCTGCAGGACAAATTACGGTAAACTCAACTCAAGTATTACCTAATGGTGATAACACTATAGATCTTGGTGGTTCAACGTCTAGTGCCAGATTTAAAAACGGTAGATTTGGCTCTACTGTATCAGCGGCTACTCTTGATGGGGATACTGTAGTAGCTGGTAGTAGTGGTTATATGACCCTTACAGATAATGAGTTAGATGTTTCATCAGGTAACCTTCTTGTAGATGTCGCTGGGGATATGACATTAGATGTAGCTGGTGGTAACATTCTTTTAAAAGATGCAGGAGTTGACTTTGGTAGTCTAAACAATGCATCTGGTAATATGACTATCAGATCTGGTACTACAGATGCAGTTGTTTTTAGTGGCGCTGATGCTGACTTTCAAGGTACTCTAGATGTAACAAATGATGCAACTTTAGATAGTGATCTAACTGTTGTTGGTAACGTATCTTTTAGCAATGCTACTAATAATGGTTCGTTTACTGTAACACCCCCTTCTACTTTTACAGGTACAGTGACAGGTAATGGTGGTTTCTCAGGATTACTAACAGGTAACGTAAAGGGTGACGTATTAGCTACAGATGGAACTGTAGTTCTTCAGAATGGTACTGATGGGTCAGATGCTGCACTAACTGGTACAGTCTCAAGTCTATCTAATCACGACACCGATAATTTATCGGAAGGCTCTAGTAATCTTTACTATACGTCTACTAGAGCAGATAGTGCAGCAAAAGGTGCTATATCTGTTACAGATAATGGCGGTGACGGTTCTCTAGCCTACGACAGTAGTACAGGTGTTATTACTTACACAGGGCCAAGTGCTACAGATACTAGAGCGCATTTCAGTGGTGGAACTGGTGTATCTATTACTGATGGAGAGGTTGCGATTGGTCAGGCAGTAGGTACAAGTGATAACGTTCAATTTAATAATCTCACAGTAGACGGTGATCTTACTGTAGGTGGTACTACAACAACAGTAAATAGTACAACTGTAACTGTAGATGATCCTATTTTTACATTAGGTGGCAATACCGCACCTACTGCAGATGATAACAAAGATCGCGGTATTGAGTTTCGATGGCATAATGGAACCGCTGCTAAACTAGGTTTCTTTGGTTTTGATGACAGCACTGGTAAGTTTACCTTTATACCTGAAGCAATAAACAGTAATGAAGTTTTTACTGGCACTGCAGGTACTGTTGTCGCCTCTACTTTTGAAGGTAACGTAGCTGGGCAAAGTATGACTAGCTCTACTGATATAACATTAGACGCTGATAGCGGTAACTTTTATTTTGCAGATGATGGCAATACAAAATTAACATTCGTTGTTGATGGTGGTAGTGGTCAAACAATTAGTTCAACTAACGGTCTTGTAATACAAGGTGGAAACGCTAGTAACGAGTCACTTACTTTAACAACTTCTGGTAGGATGAACTTAAATGCCTCTGGAGCAGCATTTGGTAATCAAGCGGGGATAGCCTTACAAGGCACTGGCGCTCAAAGGGGTGTTATTGACCTTAGCAATACAGACCAAATAGGTTTTAGGGTAGGTACAGGAAGTACACCTAGCGAAGAGCTTAGACTTACAACAGATGGCGTAGGTGTACTTGGTGGATTACGTGTTGGTGATACAACCGCTCCTACTGATAATGATATAGACGCTGTAGGTGATATAAGTGCAGGGGGATCCTTTAAACTTACAGATGGCGCTTCAGACTGGTCGTTTGCGGTAGATTCAAGTAATAACCTTGTTATTAAGTATGGTACTGATACTGTATTTAAACTAACCACTACAGGCGCTCTTACTGTACAAAATAATATAACTGCTTATGGCAATCCTTAAAGGACTAAGTAATGGCATTACCTTCATCAGGAGCTATCTCTCTAAACCAGATGCACGTAGAGGCGGCTGGGTCAGGTGCAAGTGGAACAACTGTTTCACTTAATGATTCTGACATAAGAGGTTTAATTGGTAAAGGTTCTGCTACAGGTATGAACTTTGCTGAGTGGTATGGCAGTGACTCAGTTGAGACTGTTTCCTTCGATGTAATCGGTGGCGGTGGTGGTGGCGGTAGCGGTATGAATAACGGCTCTGGTACTGGTGGTGAAGTTGATGGTGGTGATGGCGGTAACAGTACTTTTACTATTACTCACTCAGGAACTACTATTTTAGGAAGAACCTCTGTTGGTGGTACAGGTGGCGCTGCAAGCTCTCTTGACCATAGCGCTGATAGTAGTGGTGAGGCTAGTGCATTTGGTGCTGGTGGCGCTGACTCTAATAAGGAACAAAACGGATTTGCTGCTCCATCTACATCGTATGGCGCTGGTGGAGGCGGCGGCGGTGGTCGTAGACAAACAAACTTCTTCGGTCAAGTATACAACACAGACCCAAGCGGTGCTGGGGGTACTGCGGCAGACAGAAACCAAGGTACTTCCTCAGTTAATATCTATACAGGATCAGTGTTGACTATTGTAGTAGGAGCTAAAGGTATTGGTGGTGTTGATCCCAACGGTGGTACAAATGGTGCCGCAGGTGCTGCTGGAAGAGTTTCTATTACTGTAGGTGGGTCAACTTACACTTATACTAATCCCGGAACATATACGGTAAATCTATAATGTCTAACATTACACCAGAACAATTAGAGGAAATGCTTGATAGAGCCGCTAAAAAGGGCGCTAAACAAGCTCTGTGTGATTTAGGTTTATCTGATATGGATGCAGCTAATGACATCAAAGAGTTACGTGGTTTGTTAGACTCTTGGAGAGACACAAAGAAAAGTATTTGGAAAACTTTAGTACAATTAGGAACAGTTGCAGTACTGACATTCATAGCTACTGCCGTATGGATGCAAGTAGGCAAGTAAGGAAAAATAGATGGCA